GCAGCAAAAGGTATTGACTGCAAAAGCTGGAAGCGTAAAGGTTTCGAGAGAGTACCTGCTGATGTGTGGGAAGATCTACTATACGAGATCAACAAGGCAGAGATAGAGTATGCTGACAACTACAGAGCCTATCGTTGGAAGGACGGGCTACACATAGGAGCATACAAGAAAGCTACAATCAACGGCTGCTGTGGTGAAGCACAGTGGTGGACTAAATCCAGGTCAGGCGACATATGGCGCATTGGCTGCAACTATGGACACTAAAGGAGAACAATAAAGATGTATGACGTATTACCTATCAACCAGTACAGCGTTGACCTACAGAAAGAGATTGACGATGCAGAGTGGCTTGGTGACTTTGAACGTGCCGACTCAGTTAAGATTGAGCTTGAGCACATCAAGCACATGATTGACAACGGTGAACTATGGTATCCTACATTCTGATATGGTAGCAGGTTCACAGATTATACTGCCCTTCCTCATAGCTTATGTAGGTGGGTTCATCTACTTCCTTGTGAAGGGTATCGAAGACGATGATGATAAGTAGATACATCAAGCGAGTGCTTACCGCCTTCAGCGTTCTATTCAACGTGCTGCTAGGCGGTAGCAATAACCAAACGTTCAGTGCTAGGAACTGGCAATGGAGAAGAGACAGTAAGCCTAACATCGTGTGGCTTATAGATACTGTAATAGGAAGAGGACACTGTTCAGAATGTTGGGTGTATTGGAAGACAAGAAAGCAATGGTAAAAGTTACTCAGATACGACAGCTAATAGATAGGTACATGGATTCGTCTGCGTTTCGTAAGCTAGGCCGTGCCTCAAAGATAGACTACCATGATTGCCTTAGGATAATCGAAGAAGACTTAGGGGCGTATAGCCTCAAGAGGATTACTGTGCCTCTGATGCAGAAGTACTACGACATTTGGCTAGACAGAGGGATACATCGTGCCAACAAGATAGCAGCTATCATGTCTATCCTTATCAATTGGGCTAAGAAGAACAGCATAGAAGTCAGCAACCCTATGCCTTACGTTGATAAGATTCCTAACCCACCACGTAGAATTATATGGGAGCCACATCAAGTCAAGCTATTCCTTGACACAGCGTACAGCCAGTGGAAGTGGAGATCCATTGGGTTGATCGTACACATGGCATACGATTGGGGCCAGCGTGTAGGTGACATGCGTTTACTTCTATGGGATTACATAGACTTAGACAAAAACAGAGTTGACCTTACGCAAAGCAAACGTGGAGTAGATGTACACCTACCTATCAGTCCAGGTTTACACAATATCTTAACGCAACAGAAAGAAACCTTTGGGTTTCAACAGTACGTAGCACCCCAAGTGCAAGCAAGAGATAATTCTTACAAGCCATACGCAAGGGGTACACTGCACAGATATGTCAATACTATACTAAGCGCTGCAGGTTTACCAAAAGAACTAACAGCTATGGACATGCGCCGTAGTGCTATCACTGAGATGGTTGAAGCTGGCGTAGACATCACACAGATTAAGCAGGTGAGTGGGCATACAAGTATTGACAGCCTCACGCCTTACATCAAGCACACCTTTACTGGTGCATCAGAAGCATTAGCCCAGCGCAATGCGTTTAAGTTGGAGAAAGAATGACTATCTGGCAGAAACACAGAGACTACGCAGAGGAAGTATCACGCAACGGTCCTTACCGTGGTGACTGTCCATTCTGCAACAGCAAGAATACCTTTACTGCTGAGACTAAGATGGGTGTACTGAAGTACAACTGCTTCAAGTTATCCTGTGATGTAGGCGGTAGGTTTGACACAGACATGACAGCATCAGAGATGGAGAGTTACTTCGTGAAACCATTAGTAGAAACATACAGCGACACAAGAGAAGAGACATTCGTGTACCCTGAGAATGTAGTGGACAGTAGCCAAGTGACAGATGGACACTTGCGTAGGTTCGTATCACGTTGGCCTGTCCTAGAGCACGAGACTTTACTGTATGACATCAAAGATAAACGTGCAGTGTTCCCTATCTGGCGTGGAAATACTGTAGTCGATGCTATTGGACGTGCGTTAGATGGAGCTATCCCAAAGTGGTATAGATACGGAGGTACTGCTGACTACTACAGACGTTCTACTTCAGGTAAAAATGGTATATACGTTATAGTCGAAGATGTTATCAGTGCTATCACTGTGGCTAAGAGACTGCCAGGTTCATCAGGCTTTGCTATACTTGGTACTAGCTTGACAGAGAAACACTTAGAGCATATAAGTGACAACGCAAAGAGAGTGATCGTTGCGCTTGATCCTGATGCTTTACACAAGACGTTGAACTACAAGAAGGAGATAGAGTTGTGGACAGGTCTTCCTACTTATGCAATGTACTTGCAGGATGACATAAAGTATGAGAGGCCAGAGGACATAGATGAACTAAAGAGGTTAGCCTATGAAGAACACGAGAAACCCTATGGCTAAAGACTTGAGACAACCTAAGTACAAACCTCAAGACATACCAGATAAGAAGAAACCTAAACCAGTACGGAAAGAGAAGCATAAAGGAGATGCATATGACACAGACAAACATCAATCCTAGAACAGGTAAGCCTAAATACTACAAGGATAATCCTGAAAGAAAAGTCATCTACAATGCAACTAGGATGTGGGTCAACGGTAGTTATATCCCTATGTCTCATCCTTTACATAAACCTGGAAGATACAAATCTTTTGGTGACGCTGCGTTCAGTGCTCTGCAGAAAGACGCACAGATCAAAGAAGGTTATGTGTACGCTATCCGCAACAAGGCTTGGCCTGAGTGGGTCAAGATAGGTAAAGCTATTGATGCACAAGACAGACTCAATGGTTATCAAACAAGCTCACCTATGCGTGACTACGAGTTGATCCATGCAGTATACTTTGATGATCGCAACCAAGCTGAGCGTGATGCACACACAGCAGCAGAGCGTAAAGGTGAGCGCCAAGGTGAATGGTTTAAGCTTACTGAAGAGCAAGCACTAGATGTATTGCGGGAGGTTACACTTGATTAAAGCAACATACATAAACCACATGGGCTGCGACATGTCAGTAGTCAATGCAGCACGAGTGAGCTTTGGTAAGAAGATAGACCGCATGTACACCAAGCCAGAGGATGACAAGCTTATCCGTTACTTAGCTAAGCACAAACACATGTCACCCTTTGGGCATTGCTTTGCCAGCTTCCATGTCAAAGCTCCTATCTTTGTGGCTAGGCAGTTGGTCAAGCATAAGTTCCTACGTTGGAATGAGATCAGCCGTAGGTATGTGGACAGTGATCCTGAGTTCTATGAGCCTAAGACATGGCGTGGACGTGCTAAAGATAAGAAGCAAGGCAGTGAGGGTGAGGTAAAGACAAATGCAAACACCTCTCATCACAACAGTGTTACACTAGCATTATATAAGCAGTTACTGGATGAAGGTGTCTGTCCAGAGCAAGCACGTATGGTACTGCCACAGTCTACTATGACAGAGTGGTACTGGTCAGGTAGCTTAGATGCCTTTGCTGATATGTGTAACCTGCGTTGTGCCTTTGATACACAAGCAGAGACAAGATTTGTTGCTACACAGATCAGTGATAGTATGCGTAGGTTATTTCCTGTATCGTGGTCGTGTTTAGTGGGTGAAACATAATGAAAACTTGCTTGAGTTGTGGAGTAGAATACCCAAAGTCAAACTTCTACAAAGGTGCAAGTAGGTGTATTCCATGTAAGAAAGTGTATGATAAGGAGTATAGGGCAGCACGCCGCAAAGAGAAGCTTGAATATCAGAGGTCCAGACGATCATCACCTGACGGGTATGTAGATAGGTTCATTGAACGTATAAAACTGAGAACGCCAGACACAGATATAGACAGGGACTTCTTTGAGGGTAAGATGACTGCGTGTTCTTTCACAGGTATGTCATTCTCTTACTCAAATGAATACGACTGTTACCATAACCCAACAGCACCATCTGTTGACAGGATAGACAGTAAGGAAGGATATTACACATGGAACACACAGGTAATACTGTCTTGCGTGAACAGGATGAAGAATGACATGCCACAAGAAGACTTTGAAAAACTTTGGGCAGCATTGACAGATGGCTTGACAGAGTATAAGTTTGGGTAAAGGAGAAGAATGATGTATAGTATTGAATTTAACGAAATGGTTTACTGGTTTCAGTCAGAAGATCAGTTTAAGAAAGCCTTATACCTGATCAGCTTATCATCCTTTGATAGTAAAGGAAATAACCTGCTAAAATATTCAGACTTAGCTTTTAACAATGCAACTCGTGAGATTATTAAGTGCAGATACGATCTAAAAGAAATAATATCTTCTTGGATGTACCGAAGATCTCACGAAGATAATATGAATAAGGTAATGGAGAAGAATGATGAGTGATACTCTCATTGAACGCTTGAGAAATTGGGAGACTGTCTATGAAGAGGACTATGAGAAGCCAGAAGGTAGCCTGTACCTTGAAGCAGCAAACCGCATCGAAGAGCTGGAGGCCAAACTGGCGACCTGTGAGAAATGGAGAATGAATGATGAATAAAGACGCAGGTATCATTGGTGTTGAAACTGTAGAAGAACACGAAGATGGTTCTGCCACCTACAAGTTTCACATGGATGCACATGCCCGTGGGTTACTGGCAGAAGAAGGCTTGAAGCTAGTGATGTACTGTGCAGCAGCCAAGCTTGATATGGGTGTAGTGTATGACTTCATTGAGGATCACATCAGGTACAATAAGGATGAGAGGTTTGATGAGTATGGCAACTATGGTGAGAACAATCCACCAGTATCTTCTGAGTGGTCACAGGATAGTCAAGACAAAACGGAGAACCTTGCATGACAGGTAAGTACACATTCGGTATACCTCTAAGAGAGATACGTCCTATGACTAAGGAAGAAAGGCAAAGAGCTAAAGAGAAAGAAGCATACAACACAGTAGGGTTTAACTTTTGCGTAAGCTGTGGTTGCCCTACGCCTAACACATGGTGTGAATTTTGTTTGAATGAGGAGTGAGATGTGGAACTAGCATTAATAAGAACACTACTTGATAAGGACTTCTATGAAGACCACAAGGGTATTCGTACCCCTGACAAGTTGTTCACTAAAGAAGTGCGTAAGATAAAGAACACACTAGACTACGCTATGCAGCAGTACGATAAGGACATCACACCTGCTGAACTAGAAGCTCTGTTCTTTACACGTAATGTCCTGACTACATCCAACAAGGATATGTACAAGGACTTATTCAGAAAGATAAACAAAGAGCAGCCACTATCCAAAGACATAGCACAAGAGGTACTATCAAAACTGTTCCAACAGTTAGTCGGAGAAGAGATAGCAAAGCTTGGCTTCCAGTATGTCAACGGAGCAGAGAAGTCTTTGGAACCAGTACGTAAAATAATACAGGACTATCAGGATGACTTCATGCCTAACTTGAAAGTGGATTGGTGTGACATATCTATTGATACTCTGCTAGAGAAAGAAGCTATCCAAGCTAAGTGGAAGTTCAACATACACTCTCTCTCAAGAAGGATAGAGGGTATCAGTGGTGGTCATTTAGTTATTGTAGGTGCAAGGCCAAACACAGGTAAGACTAGCTTCCACGCTTCTCTCATTGCGTCTGACGGTGGGTTCGCAAGTCAAGGCGCTAAGTGTATCATCCTGTGTAACGAAGAAGCGTATCACCGTGTAGGTGCTAGGTATCTTAGCGCAGCTACAAACATGTCAATGAGTGAAGTCAAAGGTAACTACGCCTTAGCTAACACAAGATACAAACCAGTTAAAGACAACATCAAAGTATACGATAGTACAGGTAAAGATATGTCTTGGGTAGAAGCTATGGTAAAAGCGTACAAGCCTGACATCTTGGTGCTTGACATGGGAGATAAGTTTGCAAGCAAAGGTAATGCTGAGTCACACGTCTATCTGAAAGAGGCAGCTATCCATGCACGTAACATAGCTAAGCAATACGACTGTGCTATCATATGGATGTCGCAACTATCTGCTGAAGCTGAAGGTAAAGTTATGGTAGATCAATCAATGATGGAAGGAAGTAAGACAGGTAAGGCAGCAGAGAGTGACTTGATGATCTTGATTTCAAAGAACCCTCAAGTACAAGGTCAAGATGAACAAGATCCCCAGCGCCACTTGAACATAGCTAAGAACAAGCTACGTGGTGGATGGCATGGAGTAATACACTGCGAGTTAGATGGAGAAAGGTCAAGGTATAAATCATAATGAGAAGAGTGTTTGATGTAGAGAACAGTATTACCTTACGTAACGGTAAGATATTCAACGATCCCTTTGAGCCTAGCAATACGCTGACACAAGTAGGTGTATTGTGTTTGGAGACAGGTGACAAGGCATTGCTTTGCTTTGATCACGCAGAGAGAAACGATGCAGCAGATAACAAGTGCAAGCTACAGAGATGGCTTGACTCAACAACCCTACTGATAGGTCACAATTTACAGTACGACTTGTCGTGGCTGTGGGCTAGTGGCTTTAAGTATGACGGTAAGATATACGATACCATGCTATCAGAGTACATCTTGCAGCGTGGCAACAAGCTACCTCTCAGCTTAGAGCAGTGTGCTTTACGTAGAAACTTAGAACATCAGAAGGATGACACACTAAAACAATACTACAAGAAAGGATACAACACAAATGAAATACCCTTGGAAAAGCTCAGCCACTATCTTGAGCTTGACTTGCGTACTACTGGTGAGTTGTACAAGTCAATCGAAAAGGACTACGCTGACCCCGCCTCCCATTCCCTCAGAAGTATACAGGACATTACCTTCCGTACCTGCTGCACCTTGGGAAGAATGTACATGTCTGGAATCAGGGTGGATCGTACCGCCCTCGAACATGTCCGAAATGAGTTCCAGCGAGAGAAAGAAGAGATCGAGTCCAGGTTGTATAAAAGAGTGCGAACACTCATGGGAGGAACACCCATAAACCTTAACTCACCAGAGCAACTATCACAGGTTATCTTCAGTCGTAGAGTACACAACAAGAAAGAATGGTCCGACTTGTTTGAGTACGCTGACACAGCAGCAGACTACAAGTCAATCATAGAGTCTAATAGTAGTCTTATGTTGAAGACAATACCTTTACATTGTGGTACATGCAACGGTACAGGTACGACATACAAGATCAAGAAAGATGGTACACCTTTTAAGAAAGGCAATGCATGTCAGGACTGTGGCGGTAAAGGTTACAAACTTAAAGAGAGTAAAGAGATGGCTGGCTTAGGGTTCAACCCCCCACCGTCACGCAAGTGGATCAGCTACAACGGCTTCGCTACAGGAAAGGATAAACTAGATGCGCTTATTGCTACCGCTAACAACAACGGCATGGAATCTGCCAAGACATTCCTTGAGGATGTTAAAAGGCTTTCTGCTATTAGTAGTTATCTCAGTAGTTTTGTGGATGGTATTTCCACCTACACTAAACAAGATGGATTCCTCCACGTCAACCTTACCCAGCATGTCACCAGTACAGGTAGATTTTCTGGACGCAATCCCAACATGCAGAACATGCCCAGAGGAGGAACCTTCCCTGTAAAACGTGTGTTCATCTCTCGTTGGGATGGTGGTTACATCATGGAGTGTGACTTCGCCCAGCTTGAGTTTCGTGTCGCAGCATTCCTTGCACAAGACAGCACAGCTATGCAAGAGATAGACACAGGGTTTGACGTACACGCTTACACAGCCAAGGTTATCTCTGATGCAGGGCAACCTACGTCACGCCAAGAGGCTAAGGCTCACACCTTCGCTCCTCTCTTTGGGGCTACAGGTTACGGTAGAAGTAAAGCAGAGGCTGCATACTATGAGCACTTCACAGAGAAGTATAAAGGTATCGCAGCTTGGCATAAGAAACTAGGTGATGAAGCTATCAGGTTCCAAAAGATAACTAACGTGAGTGGCAGACAGTACGCCTTCCCTGAGGTTATACGTAGGGCTAACGGTACACCGTCACACTTCACGATGATCAAGAACTACCCTGTGCAAGGCTTCGCTACAGGTGATGTTGTGCCTGTCGTACTCAACGAGATGGATGCTAGACTAAATAGTTTACACTCTTGCATTGTTAATAGTGTGCATGACTCTATGGTTATAGACGTACATCCAGATGAGAAAGACCAAGTATTACAAATAGTTACAGACCTTAATGGTAGCTTAGAGGAGTTGATA